ACACTGCATCGACAACTTCAACCGCAACCGGGGCATTAACAGTTGCAGGTGGCGTCGGCATTGGCGAAAACTTATATGTTGGCGGAATTATAACTGCTACTAACATGTTTATTGGTCCGTGGACTGTAAGTACCGATAGTTCACAAGTTGTGTTTAGTTCAATTCCGACAACATCTAGTAGTACTGGGATTCGTGGGCAACTTGCTGCAAGCACCACGAGTCTTTATGTATGCGTAAGCACCGACACTTGGATAAAAATAGTCGGTACAACATTTTAATTAAACATAAATATTTAACAATCCACATATAATTATGGCAAGAATAGACCTTCCCCTGCTTCCAAATTTAACTGCCCCATCGCCGGGGCAGACTTTTTTTATTGTAAGAGACTCTGGGGTAGAACAAGTATTAACTGTAAGTAGAGCTCGAACTCTTTTAAGTATTACAGGACCAGTTGGTCCAACCGGACCTCAAGGACCTCAAGGATTTCAAGGTCATCAAGGTCTCCAGGGTCTTCAAGGTGAGGCTCAAATAGGTGCTCAAGGAGAACAAGGATTACAAGGATTACAGGGGGAACAGGGGTTACAGGGCGAGCAAGGACTACAGGGAAAACAAGGTCTACAAGGTCTACAGGGACAACAAGGATTTCAAGGAGAGCGAGCCTCACAGCAAGGATTTCAAGGTATCCAAGGGCGACAAGGATTCCAGGGTACACAAGGCTTACAAGGACTTCAGGGAATGCAGGGAATGCAGGGAATGCAAGGAATGCAAGGTCCCCCGATTCAAGGGCAACAAGGAGAACAAGGCCTACAAGGAAAACAAGGTTCTCAAGGAAAACAAGGTTCTCAAGGTTTTCAAGGACAGCAAGGTACGCAAGGGCTACAAGGACTGCAAGGACTGCAAGGAATGCAAGGGGCTCCTATTCAAGGAGAACAGGGAGAACAAGGTTTACAAGGTGAGCAAGGTATACAAGGAAAGCAAGGTTTTCAAGGTTTTCAAGGGATACAAGGGCTACAAGGGCTACAAGGACTGCAAGGAATGCAGGGACCTCCTCTCCAAGGAGATCAAGGGACACAAGGTCTCCAAGGACTGCAAGGACTACAAGGTATACAAGGAAAGCAAGGACTGCAAGGACTGCAAGGGCACCAAGGATTACAAGGTCTACAAGGACTACAAGGACTACAAGGTCCCCCGATTCAAGGAGAACAAGGCGAGCAAGGACTGCAAGGACTGCAAGGGCACCAAGGATTACAAGGTCTACAAGGACTACAAGGGCGCCAAGGAGAACAAGGACTACAGGGATTGCAGGGATTGCAGGGAGCTCCTATCCAAGGAAATCAAGGAGAGCAGGGATTACAAGGTCTTCAGGGACTACAAGGACTGCAGGGTCTTCAAGGAAAACAAGGAGAACAAGGTCTTCAAGGAAAGCAAGGCCTACAAGGATTACAAGGACTTCAAGGCCTGCAAGGTACTCCGATTCAAGGAGAACAAGGAAAGCAAGGACTGCAGGGACTACAAGGACTGCAGGGACTACAAGGACTACAAGGACTGCAGGGTCTTCAGGGTCTTCAGGGGCACCAAGGATTACAAGGTCTACAAGGAATGCAAGGTCCCCCGATTCAAGGAGAACAAGGAAAGCAAGGACTTCAAGGAAAACAGGGACTACAAGGAGAACAAGGTCGACAAGGACTGCAAGGGCACCAAGGACTGCAAGGGCACCAAGGATTACAAGGCCTACAAGGACTACAAGGCCCCCCTATTCAAGGTATTCAGGGAGAACAAGGAAAGCAAGGACTTCAAGGATTCCAAGGGCGACAAGGTCTACAAGGTCAGCAGGGACCACAAGGGATACAAGGCGAGCAAGGACTACAAGGACGGCAAGGACTACAAGGAAAGCAAGGATTACAGGGTGAGCAGGGCATTAAAGGTGATCAAGGTACACAAGGAAAGCAAGGTATTCAAGGAGAACAAGGATTCCAAGGGGAACGAGCCTCTCAGCAAGGTTTTCAGGGATGGCAAGGTCAGCAGGGCATTAAAGGTGATCAAGGTCTACAGGGCGTTAGAGGTGATCAAGGTGTACAGGGTATACAGGGAAAGCAAGGACTTCAGGGAAAAATAGGCGTACAAGGAGAGATTGCTCCAGTAAGCGCTACATCAGGGCAGATTCTTTACGGTAACAGTAGTGGTAACGGAGTATCTAGTTCGGCTGCTTTTACAATCATTAATACTGAAGGCCCAACGATTAAGTTACGGGGAACTTATCCAACTATTATTTTTAGCGACAGTGACCAAACTGGTGGTGTAATTCACAACAATAGTAATCTTTTTTATATTTTAAGATCGGATGGTGCCAATGGATGGGCAACAAATAGTACAGGCCTTTGGCCGTATGTTGTAGATTTAACTAACAATAGTGCTCAGTTTGGAGGTGCTGGTACTTTTGCTGGTAACGTCACAGCATTTTCAGATATTAAATTTAAAGAAAACATTGTGCAAATTGACAATGCACTAGACAAAACATTAAAATTGCGGGGAGTATATTATAATCGAACTGACGATTCTTCTAAAACTAAAAAAATAGGAGTAATTGCACAAGAAGTTCTTCCAATTATTCCAGAAGTTGTAATTGAAACTGTTCCAACAGACCCCGATGGAACGACTAGAGAACCGATATTAAGTATTGACTACGGAAATCTCACAGCACTCTTAATAGAAGCAGTTAAAGACCTAAACAATAAAATAGAAGCAGTCGACAATAGATTATGTAAATTAGAACACACTTAAAATAAAGACAGCAACAACTCTAATTTTGCACGAATCACTCGATTGTTAAAACTATTTTTTACACCTTGATGCAAAGGTTTTGGCCAGCAGTCAAAATTACACCAAGCATAGCCGCTGTGCTCTCGATTCAACAACGGAATAAATTCTTTTTCAACTAACAATACATATGTACTGTATTGAAAATTTTGATCAGTTGATGTAAACAATTCTAAAGGTATAATTTTCTTAATTTTGGGGATTTTACCAATCTCTTCTTCGACTTCTCTTCGAAGAGTATCTATGATTGTAAGATCATCAGGTTCTTTTTTGCCTCCTACAAGACCCCAAGTTCCCGCAGTTTTTCCTTGATTTCTCAGTAAAAAAAGAAATCGTTTAGTATCCTCTGAAAAAAACAGTCCACCACCACACACTATTTGATTCAAAGAACCAATCTCCATAGTTCCCTATCATAAATTCCTTCAGAACTTTTAGTCCATTCACCGTTGGTCCATTTGTATTGAATTCCCGTATAGGTATTGGTTATGTAAACAACACTGCTGATTATTTTAGAATTGAAAATTACTTGCCATCGAGATCCGTCCCATTCGATAATATCATTAGCCGATGCAACAGGATCAGAATTGTCTGCGTTTTTCCAAGCATCGGGTCCATCATAACCTGGCGTGCTGTGAGAAGAATTTAAATTTTCCAGTATCAAATATCGTATACCGACACTAGGGGATGAAGGATTGAATTTTTCTGGGTCAATTATAGCATCTACAGTACCTCTTGGCAAAACACTTCCTGCAATTATAGTGTTAGTAGGAATAGTATCCGAATCAAAATTAAGATTCATCACAGTTTCATCTAGTGGATCTAGACTAAGATAAGCAACTATTTCAGTATTGTTTGGAGTCATTAATCTTAGTTGACTAAGACCTGCTCGAAATTTTCCCGGATATAAATCTAAGAGTCTGGTCCAGGGAACATTGTTATCAATTTTATTAAATTTTTCTTGTTCGTTTATGTACGACTGGGTTAATAATTTTGCTGTATTGTTTAATACCAGCAGACCAAAATTTCCAGATGTGATCACTACTTTTGAATTCTCAGGACTAATTGAATTAAAAACTGTGTCCGAATTTAATTCAGACAGATTATCCAAGCCAGCATCAAACACATTAGCGATAATTTTAGTGATAATACCTAATTTTTTTACCTTAACTGGTGGTGTGATCCAGATATATGTTTCAAAACTCATACTAAGTATATCAATATCTTGATTTGTGCCTTGAGGAATAGTCCGGCTAGTCCACTTAGTACCTGTTAGTGTTAACACACTGATACTGGTCCAATCAATATAATTGTCAGTTGTTTGTAGTTCTAAACTTGGATTAAACAGTACCGAAATCTGTTCCCAAATTTGTAGTTTTTGATCTGTATTAGTTGTCCATAAATCTGTAACAAAGGTTCCTAAATAAGGAGTTGGCATCAATCTTTCTACTGTGTAATTTTGGCCTTGAGTATTCAAAAACTCTCTCCCTTGTTCAGTATCGATATACTCTCTCTGCCTTATATTAACAGTACTGACAAAAGTGGGATCTTGCATTCTCGATTGATCAAATTTTAAATCTGTTATATAACAACTCATAAAAGGCGCACTTGGAATTGAATTTTCTGAATTCTGAGCCAAAATACTTCCCACTTGTCGAGACATGTCACCATATCTAACTGGTACACGTACTAATTGTCCTTTAGCATCTTTATAACTGAAATTGCTAAAAACCCGCATAAATTGGGTTATATACCTTTTTATTTGACCGTCGTAAAAATAATCAGACATTTAATAATCCGCTTTTGGTTTTAGTGCCTTGCTCAATGCTTGACGTTCTTGCACGACTTGACCAGCAATAGTTGCTGTATTTTTATTATTAATAAAAGAAGTTTTTAAAGTCTGTCTAACAGATTTCCCTGCAAACACACCTGAAGTTACGTCGTCATTACCAAAATTATTTAATGTCATACGAACATCGTCTTCAAATTTCACCCAATTCCTTCCGTCAAATCTAAATAATCTGTTAGGAGCAAAATCAGTTCTAAGGTAATATTCTCCCTCAGATGGTCCCGACGGAAATGTAATTCCAAACCCATATGGGGCCCCGTTTGACGGAATTCCGTCACCGTCTAAATAACTGACGTAAAATTCTTTTCTAGGGGTTTTTAATGTTGAACTAGCATCCCACCCTGAACTGGCATCAGCAGTTGTTAAACTTGCATCAATAATATCTAATTGACCGGTTTCTGGATTAATAGGAAGCACGTAGTAACTAGTGGTATCAAACCCGCTTTTTGGAGTGTTAAGTTCCGCTTCTGCTATAATTTGATTATTCACTTCTAAATTTTTCTTATAAGTGCTGATAAGATCTCGCAAAGAACCACCACTTTCATCTCCACTTTGCTCATCGAGAATTTCTTTAAATTCCTGACTATCAATCAACGGCACGCATTTGGCTCGAATCAAATGGGGATACCAAGTTTGACTAAAACCATTAGTGGGCCTGGTAACATCTTGAACTACATAAAATCTTCGCAGTGCAACTGAACTGTCATTTAATGCATATTCGTCTTTTAAATGGGGTAATTCTAGTACATCTCCACTCATAATTTTTCGACCAATGCATTCAAATGAACTGCGAAGATGAAAAGATACCATAATAACATCGTTATTAAGAAATAGCCCAAACTGACTTAGATTAAAATCTAAATCCTGCATGGTATAAATTCCTCGAATTACATATACATCAGGATCATAATGGCGATCTCGATTTTCCATAAAAATCAAATCTTGTATACCTAATTCTGGTATAGCATTGGAATTTATAGGAGTACCAGGAGTACTTTCACCTTCTGCAGGGTTAACTGGTCCAAGATATTTGTGAATGTAAATATCTACCCCGCCGACTTGGAATTCTTCATTGATTATTCGATCTAAGAATCGAAAATCGTTGCCTTTTTCTGGCCTATATAAACTAAGTCTTGGAATTTTAATTCTCCTTAAAAGGTATCGAAATATCAGCGAGTCTTGTATTTATAGAACTACAAATAGATAAATACCTGTATGAGTGATACATTAAACGAACGTCAAAAAGTTGTAGAATATATACAAGCCATGCTCGGCGCTGGAATGATAGATGTAGAACTAGACCCAATTCACTATAACACTGCAATTGATCGAGCACTATCAAAATTTCGTCAAAGAAGCAGCAATGCAGTAGAAGAAAGTTTTGGATTTATTTCCCTTCAACTTGATCAAAATGACTATATTCTCCCAAAAGAAGTTATGGAAGTTAGGCAATTGTTTCGACGCAGTATTGGTTCTAGATCAGGGGGCGGTGACGGCGGAACAATATTCGAACCATTTAATTTGGCATACTCAAACACATATCTAATGGCCAGTACCAATATGGGCGGGCTGGCTACCTATTATGCATTTGCTAGTTACCAAAAACAAGTTGGCAAAATGTTTGGTTCGGATATAAATTTTTCTTTTAATAAAACTAACAAAGTATTAACAATAATGCAACGTCCTCGAACCAACGAGGAGGTGCTGATGTGGATGTATAATTATCGACCAGATTTTAATCTGTTACAAGACCCTCATGCAGGCCAATGGTTAAGAGATTATAGTTTGGCTACATGCAAACTTATGTTAGGTGAGGCTCGTGAAAAATTTGCCAGTATTGCCAGTCCGCAGGGAAGTACCCAATTAAACGGTGCAGCCCTTAAAGGTGAAGGGAAAACTGAAATTGAAATATTAGAACAGGATCTGGTAAATTACAAGACCGGAGACACTCCTCTTACTTGGGTCACTGGTTAAATTAAAATTGATTTTTTAATTAGACTGTAATACAATATTGTTATCTAGTGGGGATACAAATGATTGTTGGTTTTGTAGGTTTTATCTCGTCAGGTAAAGATACAGCGGCAGACTATTTGGTAAATTATCATGAATTTAGACGAGATAGTTTTGCCAGCACACTAAAAGATGCAGTGGCAGCAGTATTTGGTTGGGATAGAACACTGCTTGAAGGTCGTACTAAGGAAGCACGAGAATGGCGTGAACAAGTGGATCCATGGTGGGCCAGCCGTTTAAGTATGCCAACTCTTACTCCGAGATGGGTGCTACAATATTGGGGCACTGAAGTATTGCGAGGCACATTTCATGATGACATTTGGATTGCCAGTTTAGAAAATAAAATGAGGAAAACTCGTGATAACATTGTTATCAGTGATGTTCGCTTTCCTAACGAAATAACTGCAATTCGAAAATCGGGCGGAATTGTAATTAGAATCAAGCGGGGCCCAGATCCCGACTGGTACGAATATGCCGAAAGTTATAATCGTGGCCCAAATGGAAACATAAATTGGGCAGTTGGACGTAAGCGTTTGGAAGAGTTAGGAATTCATGCTAGTGAAACTGCGTGGATTGGTCAGTTGATTGATATGGAAATTGATAATAATGGGTCTATTTCTGATCTATTTGCAGAATTAGAAAAAATTACTAAAGATCCGGGGTCAAATCTCCTTGCTTCCATTTAATACCCTCCGTATGTAATATTCGTTGGCAATTTGCACACACGGTTTTAAGATTGGTAATTCTATTATTGTTTAGATCCCCATCTACATAAAAAACATTAAAAATACTAGAATACCGACTTTTAAAGCCACATTTGTCGCATTGGTCCTTCTTCTTGTATCCGACTTGCATCCAACGGGGATTTTCTGTTTTATACCCCTTGGCACAGTGATCGCATTGAGACCTATAATAAGGTCTTCCCTCCCTATAGTAGTTAATTGCACATGGTCTTAATTGACATTTTTTGCAAAGTTTCCTCATTACTCCGCCCTTTTTATTCTCTTTATTTAACCGCTATTTTTTTATGATACCGGATAAATAAAAATAATGTTCCATTAGGAGAAAATTGATGGCTATTTTAGAGTCCCCTGGCATAGAAGTTACAGTAATCGACGAAAGTTTTTACAATCCTGCTCCTGCAGGAACAACACCTATAGTATTTGTTGCAACAGCACAAGATAAACCCAATGCTTCCGGTACAGGAATTGCTCAGGGCACAACCCCAGCAAAGAATGGAAGAGTTTGGGTTATAACTAGTCAGAGAGACTTAACTGACACATTTGGGACTCCAGATTTTAAAACCAGCACCACTGGAAACCCGATTCATGGTAGTGAACTTAACGAATATGGATTGCAAACAGCATATAGTCTTTTAGGTGTAACTTCTAGAGTATATGTTGTAAGAGCAGATGTAAATCTAACCGAGTTAGAACCTACTACCGATGTACCGGTAGGTCCTCCTGTCGCGGGAACTTATTGGATTGACACAGATAATACCGCATTCGGTATTAACGAATGGAATACAGCAACGCTGTCATTTACCGTAAAAACTCCTTTAATAATCGACAACGATAACTATCAAACCAATAGCACTGGTGGCATCCCAAGAGATTCTTTTGGTAGCCGGGGAGATTATGCAGTATACATTACTTCTGATAACGGGCAAACATATCCGAATCAACTTTATTATAAGACAGGTGCAGTGTCTGGTGCTTGGGTCCAGGTTGCCAACACGTTCGATAGTGGAAAACAATTTGTAATAAATCCTCACACCAGATACCCTAATTGGACAGCATCTACTCCAAACGGGAGTGTATGGCTCAAGACAACAAGCCCAGGCAACGGTTCAAACTGGGACGTTAGTTATTATGAAGGTAGTACTAGACAATGGAAAAAGACTACTGCTAATGTATATAGAAGTTTAGAAAATGCAATCTATACTCTAGATACTGTAGGAGGCGGAGCAAATATTCCGGTAGGGACTGTTATAGTAGCAACTGATTACAACGATATAGCATCTGCAGATTTTAAAGTTTGGAGGAAATCTGCATCGGGGCCCACTACGCTAACAATTCAGTCAACCGGAAAAAGCGCCGGTGCTACATCATTTGATATTAGGGTAACTCAAGTTAGTACTGGTTCTTGGTCTTCATTTTCCACTATTAATGTTCCGGGGTCTCCTACTGCAAATCTTACAGAAACAATTGCAACTGCACTCGGAGTCGCAGGAATTTTAAACATCAGCGCGGCATACGATTCTGCAACATCAACTCTAACAATCACACATACAAAGGGTGGAATGTTTGAAATACTCGACGATATTGGCTCTCCTTTCTCTAGTATGGGCGTAACTGCTTATAATAGTGTCACTAAACTGGGAACTGCTAATGTTTATAATGCTCCGTTAAATCATAGTGCAACATACCTAATAACTAATTGGAGACCATTGTCTTACGAAGCAAAATCTACAACTCCTTACACATTGCCCAATGACGGTGCATTGTGGTATAATAATACGATTAGCGAAGTTGATATTATGTATCATAATGGTACAACTTGGGTTGGCTATAAAAATGCATTCCCCAGCAGCAGCCCGGGAGGACCTATTATTAGTGCATTAGAACCTAATTCTGCAACTGGTCAAAGCGATGGAACTCCTCTAGTTAACGGTGACATCTGGATCGACACTTCCGATCCTGAACAATACGGAAAAACGGTATATGTATGGAGTTCTTCGGCTAATAAATGGATTATTCAAGATGTAACTGATCAAACTAGTCCAAATGGATGGTTATTTGCTGATGCTAGATATGCTACAACTGGTACTACAATGACTCCTAGCACAATTATTAGTTTGTTATCTAGCAATTATCTTGATCCTGATGCACCAGATCCTGCACTATATCCACAAGGAACAAGATTATGGAATACTCGCAGAAGCGGAAACAATGTTAAGCAATTTATATCCGGTTATATTAACATTTTTGCAAATAGCGGTAAAAATATAAGGTTTAATAACGAATCTATGGCTCTCTACGATACAAATCGTTGGGTATCTTACTTCAGTGTTAACGAGGACGGGTCTGGAAGATTTGGAAGAATGGCTCAACGTGGGGTAGTAGTTGCTTCTTTGAAATCGTTAATAGATAC